TTTTGGGGTTTGTTGATCTTTTCAATTTCGGATTGAAGTTTTTCAAGATCAGAAGTGCGCCTCTTTTTGAGGTTTGCGAATGATGTTGCCATCTTATTCTCCTTGTTCTACGTGTTACGGTTTATCCACTTACGCATAATGTAAATCTACTTGTTTTTTCAATATGTCTACATATTTCTGCTTATTCACATTCAAGAATGGTGCATACTTTAAACACATATTATATAGATCCGGCCAAATGACCGTTTCCTGAATCTTCTCATTGAAGTCAGGGATAAAGTGAAGTATAGAATCCAATATAATAAAGGTTTCTAACGACACTTCTTCACCAAATACATGATGAAGTACAGGGGGGTGTTGTCCACCCTCCACATCGAAAATGATATTGAACTTCTCGTTTTCATCAAACAATGTTTCAACTTCATTCTCAAATACATAAGGAAGGCTTTGTATCTTTGCCTTCCATGCAATATAATTCTGCCGTCCTTCTGGTGATGTTATATTGCCGACCCACATGTTTTTCGTCTTAATAAAATTTGAGACAAGAAACTTGGTAAGGTCATCTTCTTTATAAATTTTCGACAAACGTATAAAATGGTATTTGTCTTTTCGTTTTTCAAAAGAGGATTCGCTTGCACGAACTCTCCCATTAAACTTGAAGTAATCGTATTCATTCCTATTGAAATGTTGTTTCAATGAAAGATATTTTTGATATACTTCAAAGGGTGTCACTTGATATATCATATAGGGAGTTTTGATGTTTTAGGCATGAAATTCAATATCTCTGCCTCTTCCCTTAATTTATTTTTGGTTTTAACATTAACAAGCCCTGCAACCGTTTCCGATTCAAGACCTTTTTCATCTGCATGATAAAGCATTGCATCAAGATAACTCATACTGGTTCTTTCAACAATTTCTTCAATTTCAGCATTATATTCTTCAGAAGAATAAAAATTTAGTAATTCTGACATTATCCCTTAATTATATCAAACAATGATAACATTGTCAAGTTAAATCGTATCATTATTATTGTTAGTATTTCCTACGGCTTCTCCCTCTTTTTGTTCAGGATCATCCTTGTCTTTGAACCAATAATCGGTTGACTTGGCGAGGACGGCCACATAGGCCCCAACCATTATATTAATTAAGTCCCTCGACTCGGCCGGTAATGCACCAAAAAACAATAACCATATTAAAAACAAAAAAGTCATAACTATAATCATGGACAATGAAAATCGTGCCCACCAATTCAACTTCTTTCTTGTTTCAATTTTTTCATATCTCAATGCTTCCATCGGATTAGTCTCCCATAATTTCTCTTCTTGGTCTTCAATCATTTCAATTCCAGTATTAATCTTACCATCACCTAATCTGTCTTTAGTTTTTTTATTCATTTGTCCTTATCTCAACTAATGAAGTAAAGGGGGGTTCTTATATTCAAGCGACCCCCCAAACTTGGTTTTATTTTTTCTCTACGAATTCATACAACTCGGATGCCTTCTTCTTAATATCCTCAATGGAATAAGAATCGGGCTGAAGTTCACTCCATAACTTCATGTTTGCTTCACCTTGTTCTTGTGCAAGTGACCATGCATTTGTCACATAATCTTGGTTGCGTTGAGCTTGGTCTTGGAGATAACCTTGTGCCATCTCTAATAGTTTGAATCGTAGTTCAAATGGATTAGACATATTGTCCTTTCTCTGTGTGTGTTATTGTGTGTAGTGGGGGAATTCTTCTGTTCCCAAGTGACCCCCCAAGACTAAATGTCTGAACTCGGCTATAATCTACGCAGCAAGTGCGTAAGAGTATGCGGTATAATCGGAATTATTTGCGATTATGGTTTCGATGAAGGTCATCACCCTATTTGTTCTCTCTGATACTCTCTCTCACAATCGAATTCTATTACAGCCCCATCAAGAAAATTCCTTGAAACACTTTTGGTGGAGCTGATCGGAATCGCACCGATGTCTTATAAGATACCCTTTCAGGTCATCAAACAAATTCCTGTATATCTGTAAATATTTATATTATCCACTTTTACTAAAATGGAATGCATTACATACTTTGAGAAGTTCATCAATATAATCGTTAGGATCATATTCTTTCCATTCAACAAGCAAATCTGCAACTTTGTCACCATCCATAAATGGTACTGGTTTTTTAGGATCACTAAAACGAATAAGTGTACAAATCACAATCTTTTTCGGAACCAATTTATACATTTCCGCCAACATATGACAATATGCCGTTCCCTGTAAAATATAATGAAAAACATATTCGTCTTTTTTGACATAACTTCCTGTCTTCCAATCAATGACTGCAAGTTCACCATTATAGTCTGCAACCAAATCTGCCGTTCCTGCAACCTTGAGATGGTCTGACCACATTGACAATTCAATTCCACGAATATTATCAATCTTTGCATCAATTTGTGGTATGCCTGCAAGAACAAGTTCTTTGTGTTCTTGCATTACACTACTCTTACCATCTTTTTGTTTTAAATAATTTTTATCACCACGCAAATACTTCTCAATTATTCCATGAATGTTAGTACCACGCCTTGCGGCACGATGTGAAATTTTATCTGCGGCCTCTTTTCCAATTTTTGCTCTCCACGCTTCAATACCTTGCTTGGAAATCATATGATAAAGAAGATTGGTGATAGATGGATATGTACCATTCGGAGAATGATATACCCTATCTTCACTTGAATTATCTTGTACTAATTGATCTTTTCGATTTTCAAGAAGATCATAATTAAATTGTTTCATATATCAATGAGTATCTATTGTACTGTGCAGATGTTTGCTTTTTATATCTTTAAGTTTATCTTTAAAAGCATCATCTGGTTTCTTTCCTGCAAAGTGCCATGGATCACCAATATATGGTTTTGCAAACATCATTTTAATTACACCATCACAGTCAGAAATCGGACATGGTTTTTTGGTGGGTTCATCTCTTCGAGCAATGGGCAAGGATTCTTCAAAATCCTCACCACATTTCTCACAAACATAGTCATAATAGGGCATTTAATTATTATCCTTTTTCAATCAGATTACCATCTTCATCAATAAAGTCACAAGGGCCGACAATACAAGTCCAATTTCCCTTTTTCTTTACTATTTCTTTTTCTTTTGGTATTTCAACCTTTACTGTTTTTTTAGGTGTCCAAAAAGTTCTTTTAGGCTCCACAAAAGGTTCCCTTATTTCAGTAACAATCTTCCTTGTTTCTGTTACACAATCTGGACACTCGCCAGTTTTTGGATTGATCCAACATCCAGAAATATTATGACAAACTTTCTCTGTTATATATTCTGTTTTCACTACCTCTGCACCTACAGGGGCATTTAACAGTAGAACAAACCATAATGTAGTTAATAGATATTTCATTTTTGCTCCTTTTTTATTATTACAACTATATTATAACCTATTGGAACAGAAATGTCAAGTTATTTTCAATGTTTTTTGTAGAAAATATGTCTATCTATCGAAGCCATAATCTTCTTCCTTTTACTCCAACTTGGATATGTTTCCATCCAATTTGCATGATAGTGCGTTGCACCATCTGTTATGTCAATTAGTGCTTTGTCATGATGATTTACAAGAACCTTTTTTGCAAGTTCTTGTGCAGACTCCCAAGTTCTACCTTCTCTTGGTTCATCCAATAAACCATCACAATACCAACTAAATTGACATCTATCTCTCACAGGGACATACTCTTCTATTTTAGCATTATAACGATGTATGCCCTCATGCACTACTTCACATATGGAATTAGGATAATTAGCACCCAATGTACGATTTAACGTAACATTCGCTACTGCTAATTTTCCTGCTGTACTCTCCACTCCTGCCTCAAAGTAAATATTTTTCGCTAAACAGAGAACATCTGCCGCTGTATATTTTACTTTGTCAAATTCAAGAGGTTTGTAATAGTCTGGTGCAGCCATACTCACAGGTTTTTGATTAAGAATACGATCTAAATCATATTCCCATATTTGAGCTGGTGCATTACTATTAATCGGTGAAGTAGTATACCATAGTGTAGCAAACAGAGCAAGGAACACCCTTACTGTCTTTACCATACTTGTACCTTTTTTTGGTTATTAATTTCATTCACAGAAACATGAAATATAGAATTCATCAACCAAATGTAATTATATTTATGTAATTTTATCGTTCAGGCGACAGTTTTTACCAATCTACACCTTTACTATTTGTCGTTGGAGTGACACCTTTTTTCACAACCTTTTGTTTTTTAACTGGTGGTGTGTCTTCCTTTTCTTCAATATCTGGAAGAAGATCCGGCCAGGTATCCTTAACTAACTTATAAGACAATCCCTTATAAGACAATTTTCGATCCTTAACAGCAATAATAAGTTTTGCATCATTTGGGTCAACTCGTTCTAATAGTTCAACAAACATTGATTCTCTTCTGAGCATGGGAAGGTCGTGTGGACTTGGATCAACATAATAATCCAACTTTTTTACTTCAAAATGAAGTGAATTCGGAGTCGAATCGGCTACCTGTCCTGGCGTATATGGTGGTGCTCCTGCCGGAAGATGCCACTTGACATCTGGATGATAGTTCAATTGTAACAACGCCCTAGTTGCAAAATTATCTCTGTCTGCGAGAACTTGTCGTTTCTCTTCTCTTGTCTTAGCCTTACCAACCAATTCAAGGGTTTCTAAAATATTAAATTCTGCCATATCAAACTTCTCCTGTAAATTGTTTATCTGTCAATGCAACAGTTTTTTTAATTTTAGGAACATATTCTTGTGATGTTCCGAATTCTGTTTCATTCATTCCTTTTGTCCAAACTGCACTAATATCTGGATAGAATACCCCCACAGACCTCTTAGGAGTACCGTCAGGGTAATATGCCATAGTAACACATCTTGGAACCACTTTATGTTCTTCATCTTGGCCCGAAAACATTCCAATCCAATCACCAGTTTTCAAGTAATGTTCACAGTATCTAATATATGCTTTACGAGATGTGGCCTGATTTTCTGCAATTCTGCGTTCTTTTTCTCCAGCATGTCTACCTTTTCCCTGTTTACCCAACG